CGCGGTCGGGTGGGGCGGAGGGTGCGATTCAGCGCGGGCACCACGCGGACCCCGACCACCCGCACATCCAGTGGGGACGGCGGCCGGCCGCACCCGAGCCGGCCGTTCAACATGCCACCCGCGAGATCCGCCCCAAGGGCACGGGGCGCGGGACTGTACGCGGCATGATCGACCCCGGCACCATTGCCGCGCGGATCGAGGCCATCGCCCACCAGGTTGCGGCGTACCTCTGCCTCCAGGCGGGGGCGGCGCTCAGCAAGCCCGTGGTCGTGCGCGACGGGAGATGGAAGACGGCGGGTTACGGTCACATCAGCGAATCCGCTCGCGAGCGTGGCTTCGTGGACCGCTTTCGACCCGACATGATCGCGATGCGCGTCGACCGCCTCGCGGAGCTCCGGGCTCCAGCCATCGTCGCCTGCCACGCCCGCGCCGAGGACTGCGTGCCGCAGGGCGACCTGGACGGCTGGGTCGCGATCCTCGATCCGCCCTACCGCGGCGCGACGAGCTACGCGGCGGACTGCCCGCGCGAGACGGTGCTGGCGATGGCGCTGGACCTGCGATCCCGCGGCGCGCGGGTCGCGGTCTGCGAGGCGGAGCCGCTGGCTCTCCCCGGCTGGCATTACCTCGACCTGACGGGCATGCGAAGCGCGGGCGGGCCCGGATCGTGGTCCGCACGGCGCGCGAAGAGCGAGTGGCTGACGCTCTCGGAGCCGCCGGCCGCGGTGCCGGCACAACAACTCAACATGTGGAGGACGACAGCATGCACGATCCCATGACCCAGATCCTGGACGGCACCGGCTTCATCCTGTGGCACGTCGATCCCGGATACGGTGGATCCGACGACTCCTGCAACTGGAGCGGCTACCGGAACAACCTCACCGAGGCCGAGCGCGATTGGCTGCGCAAGGAAGGCGAATCGGAGTGGGGCTTCTGGTTCCGCGGCGTGGAACAATCCGACAACCCGGGTCACTACTGGACCGGCAGTATGGTCCCCGTGGGATTACAGCCAGTGCCGGCCGACTTGACATTCTGTCACTCGCTGCGTAGTCTCCTTCCCGCCTCGTGGTGCTGAGGTACGCCGCAGGCGCTCCTGGGCCCGCGACACCCCCAGGAGCGCCGAGCGTTGACGGGCGGTCTGCGGGTAGGAATCATGGCCCGCACCTTCCCGCCCGAAGACACGACCATCTCCGATGCCATCGCGGCTCACGAGGCGGACCCCGATCCGCACACCGGCTACCAGCTCCGCTCGGAGAAGGATGCGGTGAATGGCTACCTCGGCGTCCCTCCCGAGGAGACCATCTCGACGGCGACCGCGACGATCACCATCGGCAAGCGGCTGATCGAGGTCACGCACGCGAGCCCCACGATCACGCTCCCGCCGCTCTACGCCTCCGGCCTGGACGTGATCATCTTCGGGCCGGCGACGGCCGGCGCCTTCGCCACGATCAAGGCTGGCGGTTCCGACACCATCGACGGGCTCGGCACCGGCGGCTCGCTCTTCCAGGTCGAGGGCTTCAACTACCGGGTGCGCCTGGTGTCCGATGGCACGACGTGGAGGCTGGCGCCGGAGCGCGGGGTGTTCCAGGTCCCGGCCATGAACATCGACCTCACTGGGGCGTCGGGTGGCTCGCCCTGGAGCTTCACCAACGCCGTGGACGGCAGCACGGCGACGGCGACGGAGCGGTCCACCGCGTCGTCGAGCACCACCGCATCCACCGGGCTCTTGCTCACGCCCGCGAACGCTACCGCGCTCTTCGGAACGAACACCGGCGCCGGCTTCTCGGTGGAGCCCGTGGACGCGAAGCTCACGCTGGAGGACACCTTCGCGGTCTTCGCCGAGGTCACCTGCAACACCGGCTACTCGGCGGCGATGGGGGTCGGCGTGATCCTCGGGCAGACCGTGGCGAGCAGCCCCAAGGCGGGCATCCAGCACCAGGAAACCGGCCAGGACGTGGTCGCCAAGTGGGGCGCGACGGTCACCCAGACGATCGCGCCGGCCGCCGGGCACACGCACCTCGGGTTCCTGTGGGACGGCGACAAGCGCTCGCTCCGGGCGCTGTCCGGCTCCCCCTCCGGGTCGCCATTCACTTCGTGGTGGCCCCTCGCCTTCCTCAACCCCGGCGGGGTGAACAAGGAATTGAACGACCCCGGGCTCGACGAGTCCACGGCGGCCGACCTCCTGGCGATGGCGCGCATCCTCGTCGCGGCGTCGAACACCACGGTCGGCGAGACCTGGACGGTGAAGCGCATCGTCGTCGTCCGCGTGTTGAAGGTCGGCGACGAGGCCTAGGAGGAACCCATGCGTCAGGAGTTCGAGCCCGTCGTCCGCGTCGTCACCGTCGATGGCGTGACCAACGTGCTCCAGGCCTTCACCATCGAGGACATGCCGACCGCCGGCTTCATCCGCCGCGTTCGCGTGGCGGATCCGACTGCGACCGCCGCGGCCTTCGACGCCGTCTTCCACGGCAACTCGCAGCTCAACTCCCGCTTCCTGGTCTACACCGGCGAGCCGATGGCGGCGCTCGGCACCCAGACGGTCGGGGACGCCTTCGAGGCCGATGGGGGCGAAGGAATCTACTACCAGATCGACGACCCCGCGGACGGAACGATCACCAACGACATGGAGTTCGACCTGGCCCTGGACATCGCCGGGCCCACCGATGGCGTGATCGTTGAGATCGAGGTCCGCCCCGCGAAGAAGGAGCGGCTGCGCGGCAACGCCTGACGTGGTAGAACGTCAACGTGACAGCCGGCCCGGCCGAACGCAGCAAGCAGGTCTTCGCCGAGCTGGCGAGGGCGGTGCACATCGCGGAACGGCACCTCGCCCACCAGGGCTGCCTCCTGCCGGTCGAGGCCGAATCCGCCTCCCTGCGCTGGCGCTGGTGGCCCGCGAATGGGGAGTTCCAGGTGTGGCGGGATGACCTCGACTTCGCCCCGGGCTGGTACGCTATGGTGGCGGTCGGGCTGCGCCTGCCCACCGTCCTGATCGGATTCACGCGCGAGCTGCCCCAGGCGGTCCAGCTCGTGCTCGGACTTCGGGACCAGGCGGTCGCCGAAGCGGAGGAGACGGCCCATGTCGTCCGGGACTACCTCGCAACCCTCGGAAGCCCCCCGCCCGAACCCGATGCGGAACTGGTTGAGGAGCCTCCCGGAGGCTGACCTGGATGCCCTGGCCATCGAGGTCAAGCGGGAGCGCGCGCGCCGGGCGCCGCTGAGCTCCAAGACCGAGGCCCTGCTGGCGCGCCTGCGCGCGGAACCGCTCTCGATCGTGGCCGAGTCCGAGGGGCTGAGCCGCCAGTACCTCTACGAGGTCTGCTCCACCCACGAGGTGGAACCCCTGCGAAAGCGCAGGAAGAAGAAGGCCCCCGAGTCGGGGGCCTCGTAGGGTCGGCCTACTCGTTGGCCAGCCCGAAGGGATCCCATCCCGCCGGCACGCCGTCCAGTTCGACGGAGTCCAGCGTGAAGAGGACCGCGACCCTGTTGGGGCCCAACGTCACCATCGGGGCGCGCCCCGGGTTCCGGCGCTGATTGTGGATCTGCTTGCAGATCCGGCTGGCTTCGCTCAGCGAGTCGGCGGTGTAGGCGATCTCGCGCTGCCCGCTGTACAGCTTGATGCCGATCTTCCGGCCCTGCGGCGCCTTGGGTTGGACCGGAGCGGGTGGGGCCGGGGCCGGCGGCGCGGCGATCACCTTCTCGGGCGGCGCGCCGAGATCGTTGATGCGCTCCTCGAGGGCTTCCACCACGGTGACGCGCTTCTTCTCGGCCTTCTCCTGCGCGAGCCAGGTCTTGAGTTGGTCCACGTCCCCACTCTCCTCGATCTGGTCCACGGCTTGCTTCGCCGTGAGCGCAGAGACCCCCGTTGGTGGCGTCGTGGGCTTCTCGGCGTGGGCCCAGGGGGGCGTGCTGTCGGTATCGGACATCGGGGACTCCTTGCTACGGGTGCGTCGTCAGCGTAATGTCAGGGCGAGGCCTGTGTAAAGTGGACTCTTCGCCCATGAAGAAGCTGATCCAGTTCCCCAGGCCGCTCGTCAGCGCCATCCAGCGCGAGATCGGGGAGGACGACCGCGGCTTCTCTCAGTTCGTGCGAAACGCCTGCTGGAAAGCGCTGGAATCTCGCACGCAGGTGGGGCGCGAGATCACCATCTCGCCCTCGGGCACGTCCACGGTGGACTCCTACATGGAGTGGATCCTTGCGCGCCGCCCCTGCGCCACCGACTTCATGGGTTCGGGCGGCGAGATGGACCACCGCATCCGGCGCGTGCTCCGCGCCAAGCTCACCGAGAGCCAGGCCGAGCGGGTGGAGCTGCGGTTCCAGGGCATGTCCCTGGAGGACATCGGCCGCCGGCACGGCTGCACGCGCCAGGCGGTGTTCAACACGCTCCAGCGCGCCGAAGAGGTGTTGAAGACCGACGAGGACTTCATCCAGTGCCTGCTGGTGGTCCTGGACCCCGAGGGGGAACTCGGCCTCACCCCCGAGATGCTGATGGAGGCGGCCAAGTGAGCAGGCCCCACAAGAACTTGAAATGGCTCACCGAGACCATCCAGGGCCTGGACTTCTCCACTCCCGAGGGGGTGGCCCGCGGCTACATATTCCTGATGGAGGCCGCCGCCCGCGGGCAGATCCGCAAGGCCGACGTGGCCGACGTGTGGCTCCCGATCCTGCGGGACGCGCGCGCGAACATCAAGGGGCCGATGGGGAAGCGCGCCGCCAACAGTGAGAAGCCGGATTCCAACCGCCAGATCGACAATCCGCAGCCCCCGCCACCGCCCGGCGTGGACGAGGCGGGCCCCTTCGGCGTGTTCCAGGGGCGCGCGCCCGGCGCGATCTCCGAGGAGGAGATGGACGCCGCCGACGCCGCGCTGGCGAAGGAGGCCCAGGCCCCGCCGGCCCAGGTCGAAGGCGAGGTGATCCACGAGAACGAGGAGGAGTACGGCGCCTGGGCGGGGCTGTCGGGCTTCGACGAATGACCCAGCGCCGGATCTGGCGTCCGCAGGAGCGCGAGTTCTGGGACCCCCAGAACTTCTGCCCCATGCTCCAGATCCGGCCGAAGCGGGGCGGGCTCAGGGACTTCTTCCTCAACTCGGCCCAGCGCATCCTCTCCGCCGCCATGATCCGGTGCTACCGCGAGCGGAAGTGGCTCGTGCACGTGAAGGCGCGCCAGGAGGGAAGCTCCAGCTTCTTCACGGCGATCGGCTACCAGAACGCAGGCTTCCGGCGGGGGTGCGACGTGGGCATCCTCGCCAACCGCCACGAGACCGCCGAGAAGCTGAACCGGATGGCATTGCGGTTCTACCAGACCACCCCGGCCGAGATTCGGCCGAGGCGGGACACGCAGCTCAAGCGGTGGTTGGAGTTCCCCGACCTGGACTCCCGGCTGATGATCGGCTCGGTCCGAGACGCCGAGCCCTTCCGCGGCGACACGATCCAGTTCATGGTCTGCACCGAGGTCTCCGCCCCCCAGTGGCAGGCCCACGGCGAAAACGCGATGACCGCCGCGCTCAACGCCGTGCCGGACGAGAACGGGATGGTCGTGGCCGAGTCCACCCCGCGCGCGCATGGGGACCCGCTGCACGAACTGGTGCAGGAGTCCCAGGACCCCTACGCGCGTTGGCTCACGGTGTTCATCCCTTGGACGATGCTTTCGGAATACCAGACGATCCCGCCCCCACGCTGGCAGCCCAAGGCCGAGGTCGCCGACTACGCCCATCGGCACAAGCTCACCCCGGAGCAGGCCTTCTGGATGCAGAGCATCGGCCTGCCGAAGTGCAAGAACAAGCTCCACCGCTTCATTTCCGAGTACCCGATCGACCTCGACGAGTGCTTCGGGCTGGCCGGCGACCCGATCTTCGATTCCGAGGTGCTCTGGGAGTGGAAGCAGCGCCTGGACGGCGGGACCGGGCTCACCGCCGAGACCGCCGAGTGGGAGGTGCTGCACGAACCGGAGCTGGACCACCGCTACGTCGTCGCCATCGACCCCGCGGGGTCCTGGTCGAAGCGGGACCGCTTCGGGATGGTGGTTCTCGACATGACCGACTGCAAGGTGGCGGCCACCTGGACCGGTTTCACCACCGCCGGGAAGATGGCGAGCTTCGCGGCGCGTCAGGCGCGCAGCTACAACTCCGCGATCATCGCGGTGGAGGCCAACGGGGTCGGCGAGGCGGTGCTCTCGCACCTGCTGGAGGTGCTGGCCTACCCCTACGTGTTCCACCGCCGGGCCGCGGACTCCATCCGGGAGATTTCGGACACCCTGGTGCCCGGCTTCTGGAGTGGGCACTCCACCAAGGCCGCCGCCATCTCGTACCTCCAGGACGTGATCGAGGATCGGGAGATCGGGATCGCGTCCATGCGGCTGTTGCGCCAGCTCGCCGGTTACCGCGGCCAATGGGACAAGCTCCAGCGGGACGAGAAGGGCGGGCACTTCGATCTGGTGGCCGCGCTGGCGATCGCCGTGTGGATCTTCTTCCACGAGGTGAGCGGTGGACGGATCCGCAGGGTCAGGAGTCCGAAGGAGATGGCCACCGAGAACTGGGAGCGCCTGCTTCATCGGATCGGCGAGGGCACCGGGGAGGGCTGGAACACCCCCTGGGGCCAGCACTTGTAGGAGAGCCACGTGCCGAACGTCCCCATCGCCGAAGATCCGCTCCAGGTCTACGAGGACCGGTCCAAGCTCGGGCGCCACCTCACGACGCTGGTGCAGCAGACCGAGCACGTCTATCAGCAGTACCTCGCCGACGAGGCGGTGCGGAACCTGGCCTACTACCGCGGTTCCTTCTGGATGGGAGACGGGTCCACGCTGATCCGAAACACGGACGTGCGGGACTACCGGGCGCAGCAGAACGAGGTCTTCCCGATCCTCGACACCATCAAGTCGGCCCTGGCGATGGACCTGCCGCAGGTCGAGGCGATCAAGCAGACCTTCTCCAGCGCGGAGGTCTACGGGCGGGCTCAGGATCCCACGATCCGAGGCCGGCGGGTGAGCGCCATCCTCAACCTGTTCGCCGAGGAGGACGACCTCGACGAGACCACCCAGGAGCTGGTCCTCAACGCGCTGCTGTTCCGCTACGCCGTGATGAAGGTCTCCTGGTCGCGCGAGCACGGGCGCCCCATCGTCCGGTGCCCGCTGCCCTGGGAGGTGTTCTTCGACCCCGCGGCCCGGCGCGCGCAGGACGCGGCGTGGGTCTTCGAGCGGATCACGGTGCACTGGGCGGACTTCAAGAACCGCATCGAGGGCGGCGTCTACGAGGCGAGCCCCCAGAAGCCGATCATCCCGGATTCCTACCCGCGCAGTCTGATCGAGCAGACCACCGCGTCCGGCGCCCTGGACCCCGCCGAAGAGCGGATGCGGAAGGCCGGGCTCAAGGAGTACGTCTCGCTGGTCGAGTTCTGGGACTTCCGGCGCCAGCGGGTCTACCACCTGCATGTCGATACCGGGCAGCTCCTGATGGAGGTCGCGGCGCCCTACCGGAACCCCTACGAGGTGCTGGTGTTCCATCCGGGCGTTGGGCGGGTCGAGGGCGTGAGCGACACGAGCCTGATGGCGCCGGTCCAGCGGGACATCAACGAGCTGGTCTCGGCCCGGCTGGAGATGGTCCGCCGCCTGGTCCCGCGGATGCTCTTCGACCGCTCCTTCTGGAAGGACGAGAAGGACTGGTCCCGGTTCATCAAAGCCCGCCAGTGGCAGCCCACGCGCGTGGACGTGCCCCCGCAGCGCCGGCTCCAGGACGCCTACCACGTCGTGGAGCCGCCACAGTCCACCTACGACTTCAACCGGCACCTGGAAGACGACATGGTGGGCGTCCGTCGCGTGGCGGGAGAGGCCGACTACCAGCGCGGCGTCCACCGGAACATCCGCACCGCGGAGGAGATGCAGGCGCTCCGGTCCTCGGTGGAGGGCCGGCTCGGCACCCGGGTCAACCGGGTGGTGAAGGTCGTCTCGCGCATGTTCAAGCACATGCTGCACGTCACGCGGTGGGCGCTGGAGAACCCCGAGGTCTCGGGCATCGACCTGGAGCGGATCACCTACGAGACCCAGGACGACGTGGGGCCCGAGATCATCCGCCAGGACCTGCTGCACTGGGCCGGGAAGTTCCGCCTGCTGCCCTTCTCACCGGCGATGGAGGACAAGCTCGCGCGGCGTGGGCACCTGGAGCGGATGCTGGTGCACCTGCTCGCGGCCGCGGAGAAGGGTCTCGTGGATGGCCACGAACTGATCCGGGAGCTGGTGGACGAGTTCGGGCTGCGTCCCTCGCTGGTCGCGCCCCCGCCGCCCCCTGATGAGGCCGCAGCCCCGGCCAACGTGCTTCCGATGCCCGGCGCCGCCGCGGGACCGCCCCAGTTCGACCTGGCCAACCCTCCCTCGCTGCCGCTTCCGATCCCACAAAGTTGACGAACGATATACTTCCGACCCCCGGAGGACCCGATGCCGACCGACGACATGGACCTGGACTACAACTCGCACGAGGAGAAGGAAGAGTCGAAGGAGCCCGTGAAGGGCTCGGAGTTCGACTTCAAGTACCAGCTCAAGAAGCCCGACCTCCGGGACAAGTACTGGCGGCTCCAGGACACGCTCCGGGAGACCTTGCACCGGATCTGCGAGGATGCCCCGGACGACGAGAAGAAGAAGCTCTGCGACAAGGCGCTGGGCGACTTCCATGCCGAGATCATGGGGCTGCTCGAAGAGGGCAAGTTCGACACGCAGTACTGCTGGCCCTGAGCGCGCGTGCCCGCCTACGAGTACCGCTGCGGGGTGTGCTGTCGGCGCACCGAGGAGTTCTTCCCGGTGGCCGAACGCCAGGAGTCGGTCGGCTGTCCGTACTGCGGGGGCGAGGCGAAGCGGATTCTCTCGCGCTTCACCATCTCCGGTCCGATCCACATGGGGCTCGACGCCATCAACTCGCAGCTCCTCTCCACGCGGGACCGCCGCAACGGGCGCGAGATCCGTACCAAGAGCCAGATGGAAGCGCGCGAGCGCGAGTTGGGCGTGCGCCGCATGACCGTCTCCGAGTACCGGGAGACGACCGAGGCCGAGACCGAGGACGCGCGCGCGATCCGTGCGGCCGGGCGCGAGGGCGGCCGGGAAGCGGCGCTCGACTACATCGACAAGATCGAGGTGAAGGACGCGACCGGGTGGACCGACGCGCAGTACGTGAACTGGAAGGCCCGCACCGATGCCGCTACCTCCGCCCTCGACAGGGGGGATGTCCGAATCCCAGATGCAGACGGCGTCCCTGGATGAACTGGAGGCGATGGTCATGCAGCGCGCCGCCGACCTCCAGCGCGCCGTGGCAGGCCAGGGCGTCGGCTTCGTAGACCAGACGGCTCCCGTGGGTCCGCCGATGGACCTGGGGCTCATGGATGCCGCGACGACGCAGGGCGCGCTCGCCGCGCTGGTGGAGCTGGGGATCGCCTCGGGCAAGGACACCACGATCACTCCGGCTGTCATCTCGAAGCTCCAGGCGGCTCTGGACAAGCTCGCGCCCGGGTTGTATGACCTCTCTCAGACCGACAACCTGACAGAGGTGCTCAATGATCTTGCCGCCGGACGACCCCTCCTCGACGAACTCCGAGCAGTCACCGGAAGTGTCGGACCAACCGGAGCAGCCACCGGAATCCCCGCAGGCGGACCCGGCGGAGGCGGCGCGCCAGCAGCTCCTGGACTCTCCGCCGGAGCCGGAGCCCCAGGAGCCGGAACCGGTCTCCCCGGAATCGGACTCCCCGGAGCGTGAGGACGCCGCGCCGGCGGGCGCGGGGGAAGAGCAGGGGCTGCTCGTCTTCGATGAGGCCGACAAGGACTCGGCGGACCTCGCCAAGGTCAAGCTCGACTGGCTGCCCGAGGAGCACCAACCGAAGGTGCGGAAGTTCCTGGGCGAGGTCCAGGGCCTGCTCTCCCAGAAGTACGCCGAGGCCGAGAAGCTGAAGACCGAGGCCGGCAACCGCGCGCAGAGCCTCAAGGCGGCCGAGGACCGGCTGCTGGGACTGGCCGAGGCCCTGGAGAAGGACGGCGGCGACCCCAAGGCGGTGGAGTCCAGCCAGGTCTTCATCGCCCAGCAGAAGGTCAACGACCTGCTGATCGCGGACATCAACGGCACCGCCTGGGAAGCGTTCGACGCGCTCTACGGCGACGGCTTCAAGGCGCTCCCGAGCGCCGCCAAGGCGGCTTTCGGGAGAATCGTCGAGGGCGGGGACGGCAAGCCTGCGCGCCTGATGGAGTTGGGTGGCGCCAACATGCTCCAGCGCCTGGAGCGCGCGATGCAGGAGGCCTGCAAGGAGGCCGGCTGCAAGGCCCTGGAGCGCGGCGGCGCCAGGCCGGCGGCGCCTGCCAAGGATCCCCAGGAAGCGAAGCGCCAGGCCGCGCTGGGCGGATCCAGGCCCACCGGCGATCGCGTGCGGAAGGTCGAGGACGAGTCCTGGGACGATCTGATGTCGAGGCACGACCACCTGCTGGGGTGACGTGCTGTTGACGCGGGACGAGGTGGTGACAGTCCAGGGAGTCTCGCGTGGCCCTCCTCGAATACCTGAACCGCACCGTCCCCGAGGTCATGCCGAAGAGCGTGCAGTCGTTCTTCTACAACGACCAGCTCATGAAGGAGCTGCGCGCCAAGGGCATGGTCAAGAAATCGGGCGGCAGCCACGTGCGCATCGTGCGCGTGAAGTCCGGCCACTCGGACATCACCGAGATCAACGGGTCCAACCTCTCGGTCGCCCTGACCAAGAAGGAGACCTTCTCCTCCATGACCGGCGACTGGGGCCGGCACATCAAGCCGATCATCATCGCGCACCCGGACATCAGCCGGATGGAGTCGGCGGAGCAGAAGAAGGCCCACGTGATGGACACGGTGAACGCCGTGGTGCAGTCGTTCAAGAACGACTACTGCCGCCGCGTCTACCTGGGCGACACCTCGTCTGCCGGCAAGCTCGCCGCCGTGGGCACGCTCAACGGTGGCCGGTCGGCGGCGAACAACGCCAACGGCACCAGCTCCGGCTTCGTGAACGGTGCCCTGGAGTTCGACACCCCCACGACCCAGGACACCAACGGGAACACCTACCTCAACGAGGCCCGGACCGAGGACTCCACGAACGACGAGGACAACTGGTACAACCAGTTCGCGGCGAACACGGGCATCGGCACGGACGCGCTCAAGGCCGCCGAGCTGGTGAAGCTGCGCGCGGACACCTACTGCGAGGACGAGGAGGGCATCTCACTCGGCATCCTCGGCCTCACCGAGCACCAGGCGCTGGGCGACGAGGTCCGCAGCTACCCGGGCGGCGGCAGCTCCGCGATCGTCTACACCCCCGACGACATCGAGAATGGGCGTGCCCACAAGGTGGTGCTGATCGCCGGGGGAATCAAGTACTTCTCCAACCGCTGGATGACCGCCGCGGCGCTCGGCAACTTCGCTGGGTCCGGCGGCAACATCGACGACGCGATCTACTTCCTCAACCCGAACACCATCGAGCTGTGGATCAACAAGGGCTACGACTTCAAGGTGACCAAGTTCACCGACCACCTGGAGACCTCCAACCAGGACGCGGACATCGCGTACGTTATCCTGGAGAGCCAGTTCGCGGTCCGCGAGCTGCTGGCCAACGGGTGCACCCGGTCCTAGTCCGAGTTTCGACTTCCCCTTCTTCTTCGAGGACTTCACCATGAGCTGGGCCGACGACCGCGTCTACCTCAACCAGCCCAACGACGTGCAGGCGTACGACACCACCCTGCCGCTGAACGGCGCCCCCGGGATCCCCGGCGAGGAGCGCTGGGCCTACGAGCTGGTGGCGGACGGCACCAAGGTGATCCAGAAGCGCAAGCTCCTGCGGAACAACACCGGCGGCGCCGTGCTCACCGGCGAGACGCTGAACCTCTCCGCCAGCAGCGCCTGGGAGTGCGATGCGAAGGCCGCGGCCGACTCGCCCGTGGCGACCGTGGGCGGCGTGGTCCCCGATCGCGTGAACGGCGGCACCGACTCGGTCCCGGACGGCTACTGGTTCTGGGGCGTGATCCGCGGCGAGGTGGACTTCATGGCCGACGCCGCCGTGGCCCAGGACGCCCTGCTGGTGGTGAAGACCGCCTCGGGCGCGGGCCGCGTGGACGACCCGGCGGTCGCCGGCCTGGAGCACGCCATCGTCGGCCGCGCGCTGGCCGCTGCCGCGATGGCTGGCGATCTCTTCAAGGGCTACGCCACCATCGGCTGAGCGGGGCCCGCCCGGAGGCTCCCGTGAACCGCAAGCAGCTTTTCGACTTCATCCGGTCCTCCGGCGCCTTCCCCGGCACCGGCCAGGTCCAGACCAACCGGCTGATCTCGCTGCTCCACATGGCCCAGCGCCAACTCTGGGCCGACCTGCCCGACGCGCTGCTGCGCAACGAGCACCGGGTCCGGCTGGAGCCGCCCATCTCGGTGTCCACGGTGTCCATCGACCCGCTGGATCGGCTGGTCTTCCACCTGGACGCGACCCCGCCGCCGCCGGACATCCCGACCGATGGGACGGCGCGAGGGCGGTGGCTGCGCGTGACGCGGGGAGGGGTCCACTTCTACCGGCGGATCCAGGACGTGTACGTGGTGAACGACCCGTTCGGCGCCCCGGCGGACCTCTACATCGTGGTGGACGTGCCCTGGGACAACAGCATCGACTCCGGGCTCCAGTACAGCATCTACACCTACCAGTACCCCTACCCGGCGGACATCAAGCAGCTCGACTCGGTCTACTACGAACCCGATCGCGCGCGCGCCGAGGAACTGCGGCCGATGTTCAAGGAAGACCTGGACCGGCTGCGCTGGGCGGAGGGCTGGCTGGAGGAGGGGCGAGTCACGCGCTACGCGCGCGGGGACTTCTTCCAGTTGCCGGCGCCCCACTTCAAGCCGCTGATCTCGACGGTGGCCCAGCCCAACAACTTCCAAAAGTGGGGGTTCTCGCCGGCGACGGGGCTGGAGCACGACGCGGCGCTGCCGCCGCACTACGGTCCGGCCGGCACCTTCTCCTACTGCTACGTGCACGTGTGGGGGCGCTGGCCCTACGACGCCTGGACGCGCGGGGATCGCGTGGGTGGGGGCGGACCCTTCCAGCGGGGCGCCCTGCTCCCCTTCTACATGTCCTCGCCGTCCGAGGTGAGCGAGCAGGTCACGACCACCTGGGGCGGCAGCCGGGTGGTGCTGAACTCGCCCGACCTCGACTACGACCGCGGGTACGGCTCGGACAGCACGCTCAAGAGCTACCACCACCACGGCTGGGAGAAGTGGTGGTTCCGGGCTCGGCACGCGACCCAGGACCCGACCGCGGCGGGGAACAACGCGCTGGTGAAGAGCGTGGAGGCGGACGGGATCTACTACCTGTGGAAGATCACGGCTGGCTTCGAGACCGTGACCTTCGACCACGGGGACACCGACCCGGTGGACCGCGGCTTCCAGCTCCGGGACTTCCACGGGCACACGCACCTGATGTTCGACCGGCTCCCGGCCTCGCCGGACAACCACGTGCTGGCCCAGGCCAGGCGGCGACCGCAACCGCTGATGCACGACTACGACTCGCCGAACCTCCCCGAGGAGTGCCACATGGCGCTGGCGAACCTCGTGGGGGCCTACCTGCTGGGCCGGCGCGATGGGGAACTGGACTCCGAGAGCTTCTTCTACAAGGCCTACCTAGCCGAGTTGGACCGGCTGCGTCGGGAGCAGGCGACCCCCGGGCACGACAACGTCTCCTTCGGGGACGGGCTGCACGTGGACCACAGCGGGCTCCGCATCCTGGATCACGGACCGGTCGAGGAAGCCCCCTAGTGTCCACGCGCCCCCAGCACGCGACCCGGATGGCGGCGGGCGCGAAGGTCATGGCCGAGGTGCCCTTCGACTCCGAGGGGCAGTACGCCAACCTGATCCTCAACTGGCGGCTGGATCCCCAGGGCTTCCTGGACTCCACCCAGCGGAAGATGAAGCTCTTTCCGGTGGAGTGGAACCCCGGCCAGGCGGCGCCGGACCCGGTGCTCGACGACGGGGTCCTCGCCATCGGGTACGTCGCGCTCGACGGTGGGGAGCGCCCCGAGGTGATCTTCCTCACCAAGACCGGCGTGTTCCGGTACGCGCCCTGGAACCGGCAGACCGCGGTGGCGGGGATGCGCGGGCTGGAGGAGGTGCTGGAGTATCGGTACGACGGCGAGTCCAACGCCGCGGTTTCGGTCACGCCACAGGGGAAGATCCACTACCCGCCCCAGCTTCGCGCGCTCGGAAACCGGCTCTACTTCACCTTCTGCGACGGCGGCGGGGCCTGGGTCTGGGACGGGGATCGGCTGCGCCGGTTCGGCTACCCCGACAAGCCGGGGCCGATCGACGCCCAGGGACCGTCCACCGACCGGCTCGACGCCGACTTCCCCAACGACGGCGGCTTCTCCATGCCGGGCCGGATCGGAACCACCGATCCCGCCTTCACCCGGTTGGTCGAGAAGACCTTTGGGTCCAACAACTACGCCCACGCCGAGCCCGTGGGCGGGATCCACAATGGGCGCTGGAAGTACGGGGTGGTCTGGGAGAACGTGGACGGCGCCTACTCGGCGACCTCCCCGGCCGGGCCGATCTGCACCATCCGCCGGCAGGTGGCCGAGCCCGGCAACGGGCTGCCGATGGAGATTCTTAAGCGCAGGTTCTGGCTGCGGAACCTGCCCGAGGGTCCGCCCGGGACCGTGGCCAAGATCCTCGTGCGCACTGCGAACCTGGAGTTCCTGCCGACCGGGAACACCGGGGGCTACCACTTCCTGCACCGGGTCCCCAACAACGTGGCCCGGGAGTGGATCGACGACATCCCGGACGGCGAGCTGGGGGCGCCGTGGCAGGAGCGCGAGGCTACCCCGCACGGGTTCTTCTTCCTGGAGTTCTTCGGCGGGAGCGCCTGGCTGATGCGCACGCCGGGGAATCCCTCGCGCGTGTGGTGGAGCGAGCAGGGCCCCTTCGGGACCGTGGCGGAGTCGATCCTGCTCGGGCACTGGCGGGAACTGTTTCCGGAGACCGGGGCAATCACGGGTTCGATCACGACGCGCCCCGCGGTGGGCGACGGTTCGACGATGATGCTGGTCTTCAAGGAGGAGGCCACCCACTACATCGCCGGCACCTTCCCGGACTGGGGCTTCGGGACGCTCCACCGCAAGGCCGGGCTCGCTGGGCCCGAGCTGGTCCAGAACTGCCCGGACGGCTCGGTGATCTGGTACGGGGCGGGGACCTTCTGGCGCTTCGACCCCACGGACGGATCCGTGATCGACGTGGGCGCCCCCATTCGCAAGCGGCTCAAGCGGGTCAACAAGACCGGGGCCCGCTTCGGGCGGTCCTGGATCGACCGGGTCCAGGGCGAGGTCCGCTTCGCGCTGCCGACCGACGACTCCGAGACGAACGACATGCACTTCGTCTGGGACTACCTGAGCCTCGGCTGGCGACTCGGGGATGACCTCGCCGTGGGCGCGGCGCTTTCGGTGCCGGGGAGCGACATCGTACTGCTGGCGGGAAGCGTCGTAGCCGCCCCAGGATCGATTCTGCCGCTGTTCCCCAACCCGGCGGTCTGGATCTACGGTCGGGGCTATCCTGGCGAGGTGTGGCCCCCGCGCGAGGCGGTCTACCGGACGGGCTGGTCCTCACTCGACGGGCAGGTGCACCAAGCCTACTGGAACGGCAATCACTTCCTGCTCATGCAGGAAGAGCGCGGGTTCGGGCTCTTCACGACGCGGAGCTTCGTGGACTGGAACCTGGACGCGCCTCAGACCGAGGAGACGACCGGGACGCGCGCGCACCCGGAGAACGACGATATCGCCTACTACTCGGGCGGGTCCGCGGGCTCGCCGGCCCGTTACGGGGAGAGCGTGTACCGGTCGGTTCGCATCTTCTCCCAGCAGATCCCGCTCGGCGCCGAGGGCTTCCAGGTGCTGATGGTCGAGGTCTCCACGTTCGGGGCGATGGCGTTCTTCGCGGGCACGGTGCACGGACCCGCGATCGCCACCATCGCCGGCCGCACCCCGAGCGCCGCATGAAGCCCTTTATCCCGGCGCCCTTCGGCAACATGCCCGACGAGGTGGTGGACCCCGAGCGCCTGGCCGGGGACATGGTGGAGCTGCACCGGATCGCCCAGCGCACCACCCAGCACCAGTGGGCCGAGGACGCCTTCTCCGACGAGCGCCACCTCAAAGTGGGGCACCCGGTCCGCATCCGCTTCTCCGAGGTCGAGGCCCACCTCTACCAGGAGGTCTTCAACGGGGCGGTGGCGAACCCGGACACGGAGAACCCCATCCTGCGGAACGGGATCGTCGCCGGCGCCACCCCCGATCCCAACCTCTTCCAGATCCCCTTCAATCGCGGGCTCAACCCCGTGCCGGATCCCCGGGTCGAGTGGAACACGCCCTTCCCGGAGTTGGTGTGGGTCATCGCCGACTACCAGTACGTGCGCGAGCGGGACGACCAGTTCGGGACCCCCGAGGAGCCGAAGGACTACTTCATCCGGGCCAAGATCCGCATCGGGCTGGACGGGGTGACGCAGGCGGGCGCCGGCCCGGACGCCGTGCCGGTGAACAGCCGCTACCGGGGTGCCGGCTACCGGCGGCGCTCCAACCGCTCCAACATCACCTGGATGGGGCTGATCCCTGCCGGCTCGCACGTGGTCCAGCTCTACGCCGGGCAGGCCTGGACCGCGGACAGCCCCAACTCCGAGGTCGCGGAGATGGACGAGGAGATGGGCTACCACCAGGACCCGCCCACGACCGGGGTGTGCCTTGGCCACCGCCGGCTGATCGTGATCTCCTTCCCCTTCGGGCTCTTGCTCGGGAGCTAGCGTGCCCATCGATCCCCCCGAGAGCGGCGACACGATCACCACCAGTTCGATCACGTCGATGTTCGACACGCTGCGTGCAACCGTGAACGCGATGAACTCGGGCAACATCGAGCGGCACGCGCTCGGGCCCCAGCACCTGCCCACGATCGTGGTCGGCCACGACTACAAGGAGGTCACCACCCTGGAGTTTTTCGACGCCGAGAACGACGGGGACCGGATCGACGAGGAGACCTCGCTGGAGCTGTCCACGATGAAGCTCCTCTCCTCCTACACGCTGGACAACGGTGGCGCCGGCTACACGCTGCCCCCCTGCAAGGTGCTGGTGTGGTTCAACTGCCGGTGCCAGAACTTCGAGGGCACGCCCATCCAGCCCGACCAGCAGGGCTGGCTCGCGGTGGGGTTCTCGGTGAACGGGATCGAGAACTGGAAGCTGATGAACAGCGGGATGATCCAGGCCTCCGAGCGCGTGCTGCCGGACCACGGCGTGGACTTGGTCGCCGGCATCGAGGAGCCCTTCGCCATCTGCTTCGTGATCGACGAGGTCAACATCGGCGGCAACTGGACGCTCGACTTCATCAAGGTCCGCGGCGCGGGTTCCCGCGGGGGCTACGCCGGCGCGAATCGGCCCGAGGACTTCGAGATTCCCCACGGGGTGATCGGCTTCATCGCCTTCTACGTGGACGAGTAGGAGGTTCCCATGCCCGTACTTCCCCCGCTTGTGCTCGCCTCGTCCACGGTGGACCCGGAGGAAATCTACCGGGACGCCGGCGACAATGGGCTCTGGGCGCCGAAGAACCCGCCCGAGAGCGCAGAGATGCTCCACGGTGGACTGGACGAGGACCAGATGAACGGGGTCTTCGGCCAGATCCAGGCCTGGGCCTGCCAGCATGGTGCGTTCGCGCGCGGGTTTTACCAGGGCTTCGACCGCCGGGAGTTCCAGTACGCACGCCAGCTCGACGGCGACGGCGCGACCTTCGGGGACGGCTTCCAGGGAACCGAGGACCAGCGCATCAAGCACGCGGCGCTCTGCCTGCGGTTTTTCGTGCCATGGCCCGCGCTGGTGATCTTCGGCTACCAGGCCTTCTTTCGGCAGGACGCGACGATCTGGGAGAACGACGAACAGTTCCCCAACCGCGAGTACTGGGAGGCGCGGCTCCGCTTCTCGCAGGCGGTGAAGCAGGCGCTCTACGTGCGGCTGCCGCCGAACCGGGCATCCACCGGTACGCCCGCCGTGGGCCCCTACTCGGGCGAGGGCACCGAGCGGGTGTGGAAGTGGGTACACAAGCAGGGCCGCCAACTCGTGACCGATCCCGGCTATTACCAGATCGAGGTCACGATGTGGGCGCGGATCTTCGAGCCGGACGAGGAGCGATGCAAGCTGATCGCGCCCACGGGTGGGGTCTGGGCCCTGGCCCTGCGCTATTCTGCCCCGCCCGGTTGACCCTACAATGGGGTGGTAGGAGCCCACGATGGATCTCGCTGCACTCCTCCAGATCGCCCAGTTCCTTGCGCCGTTCGCCAAGGCGGCCGCGGTCTACCGGCCCTCCAAGACCGAGCGGGCATACCGGGACTACCTGGAAGGGCAGGCCAAGCAGCTCGCGTCCGGCACCGGGCTCGGCGCCGGCCAGCGCCAGCGACTCCAGGCGGAAGCCGCCGGCCAGGTACAGGCGGCCCAGCAGCAGGCCACCGCGGACCTGCTTCGCGGGCAGCAGGGGAACCTCGCCACCTCGGGCCAGGCGCAGACCGCGGCCTCCGCGATCCAACAGCAGGGCCAGCAGGCGATGAACCAGGCGATGTCGCAGATCCAGGCGCTCGACGCCGAGGCGATGAAGAAGGCCCAGGAGGACTACCTCCAGGGTTTGCTCAACGCGACGAACCTGGAGTACCAGCGGCGGATGGCCGCGCTGGGCGAACTGGAGAAGGTGGATCCGTCCCTCCTCGCAGGCGCATCGAAGTCCGGGCAGTCCCTCGCCGGCAAGCAGGGCGCCGCGATGTCCCAGACCGCGCAGGGGGTCAGCGTGGGTGCGCCGGTCCAGCCGAACTACCTGGCCGCCGGGTAGGAGTCCTTCATGCCGACCCCCATCGACCTCGCCGCCGCCTTCGCCCAGGGCTACTCGACGCCGCCCGCCGGGATGGACCCGGAGCTGTACCACGAGCTTCGGCAGAAGTACATCGGGCTGCTGAACGAAGTCAGCATCGCGGAAACGCAGCTCCAGAAGGACATCACCACCAGCTACGGCTCGATGTACGCCTCACTGATCTCGGCGCGGGCGAACTTCCTGAGCGCGATCGCGGAGGGGGCCAAGGCCGGGGCGATGTCCCAGCAGGCCGCGGCCGACGCCTTGAAGGTGTGGGACGAGTCGCTGGAGAAGTCGCAGCAGATCCTCCTGCTCCAGCCGCCCGACGAGGCGATGAAGCCCATCAACACGGTGGTGGCGACCCACAACCAGACGGTGGTGGCGGACATCGCCAGCGGGCAGGGTGCGGGCCAGCAACTCGCGCAGCAGCTCCGCGGGATCGCCAAGGCCGAGGGGTTGGGGCTCCCGGACGAGGCGAACCCCAGGGGGTCCGGCGTCTACGGCGCGATCGCGCAGCACCTCGCCGGCAACCAGATGGACGCCTCGCTGATTGCGAACACCGCGATCGAGCAGCTCAACACCCAGGCGATGTCGCAGACCCAGCGGCTCGCCACCGGGAAGGCCACGACCGACGCGATCCTCTGGTCGAACTACACCGCCGCCAAGAGCTATACCGAGGCCGCGGGACTGGCGGTCGCGGACGAGGCGCTCTGGGCGATGGCCGAATCGTTGTCGGCCCCTGCGGTCCAGAAGGTCGAGGCAGCCGCCGGCTGGGGCGACCCCGCCGCCGTCGCCATGTTCAAGCAGGAGCAGAACCAGGCGCTCGACAACGTGAACTACTACAAGGAGCAGGTCGCCAAGCTCGCCACGCTCGGCATCCCGGCCCAGTACCTCCAGGAGATGGAGCGCTCGCTGGGAGAGATGGAGGGGCTGGTAGCGGGCGGGCCCGAGGTCTATGGGCAGCAGGTCATGTCCATGCCGACCCCGGACGGCACCACGCTCGGCAAGCAGATGATCCTGGCCGAGCTGGCGGGCCTGGAGCAGGCGCTCCACCCGGAGGACCCCTTCAAGAAGGGGCTCGCGGACATGCGCGCGGTCCCCGGCTTCGAGTTGTGGGCGCACGCGATGGGCTTTCCCGGCGTGACCCGGGCGGCGCTCTACGCGAGCCGGCACCCGCACGAGTTCTACGAGGGCGTGAAGCTGATCCAGTCGGGCGTGACCGACCCGCGCGAGATCCGCCAGCAGCTCTCGGAGAAAGGGCGCGAGGAGGGGCGGGGTTTCTTCGTGTCCCCGTTGGGGCGCATCTTCGCCCCGCTGATCGGCCGCCGGCGGCCGGGCTTCGCCTCGCTCAACGCGCTGGACGAGGCGCGCCGGCGCCTGGAGGCGTACACCCCAAGCAAGAAGTTCGCCCCGTTCGCCGCCCCCGAGGAGCCCGACCTGCTCGACGAACGCCGCCGCGACCTGCTGGTGGAGGAAGAGGTGAGGCGGACCGGGGCGCCCATCTCCGCGGAGACTCCCGGCTTCGCCGAGGCGATCGAGCGCGAGGCACCCGAGGCCGAGGCCTTCACGCGCACGCTCACGCCCGAGCAGCGTGCCGAAGCCGCCAGGAAGGAGCCAGGCCCTGCGGATCTGCGGGGCGGCCACGGGAAGTGGCGACTGATCACGCTGGCAGATGGAATGGAGTTCATCCAGTACGAGGACGGCACGCTCCAGGTGCTCGACGGGCGGGGGCTGCTGGCCGCCGGCACGATGTTCGCACCGGACAGCATGGGTGGACGGGAGCTTGCCGACGAGGTGGCGGAGGCCAAGGCGCCCCAGGCGTGGGCAGAGGTCCCGGTGGAGACCGGAGACGTAATGTTCCAGCAGCCGGAGAAGGCCGCTCTGGCCGCGATCAAGCAGCCACTGGTCCCCGAGGGAATCGAGCCGCCCGCACCCGCGCGCGCCAACGTGGGAGCGCTCTACGGGGGGCCCGCCGTCGAAGCGAAGGCCAAGCCGCCCGCTCCCGCCCCGGCCAAGCCCGAGGAGAAGCCCGCCCCGGTCCAGCGCGGGATCTGGCTGGAGGACGAGGCGATCCCGGTGCCGGAGTCCAAGCGTGGGGTGTTCGTGCCCGGCGCCGAGGACGTGACCTTCATCTACCGGGCGCCGACCTACGAGAAGTCCTACGCGGCTGGTGCGGCGAAGCCCACGTCCCCGCCGACGCCTCCTCCTCCGCCGAGCCCCGTGCGCATTGGCGGCACGGAAGCGGTCAGCGCCTACGAGGCGCAGCAGCAGAGGTACAAGAAGGACGTGCTGGTGCCCTACTTCAAGGCCCAGCGGGACTACGAGGCGGCATTGGACGCCTGGGCGAAGGCGCAGAGCCCGGCGGCGCCAGCGCAGCCGTAGTCGGGCTACCCTTTACGCTCCCGCAGGAACCAGGGAGTAGGGTGTGCCCACCTCCGCCGACATCGAGAAGACCGCGGCCGCGCTGCTGGCGCCCTCCGCTGCCCCCGGCAAGCTGACTCCCAACCCGTCGAAGCTGCCGCCGCAGGCGGTCCCGATGGATCTGGTCGCGCCTCCGGCCCCGAGCGGGGAATCCCCGATCGGCCTGCTCACGCCACCGCCGAAGCAGGAGGTCCAGCAGGTCTACGGGCGCGACACCGGCGCCAGGGCGATGGCGGCGGACGTGGCGCTCAAGCCGGAGATCGAGACCGCGGCCGCGAGGATGATGCTCCCGGCGGCGGACATCCCCTCGGTCCAGGAGCAGGTCGAGGCGCTGGAGCCGGCGTGGTACGAGTCCGTCTTCCTCGGCTTCGAGGCGTTCGACGCTCCGCGGCGCGCTGCGTGGCTCACTGTCGCCGAGGCCAGTCGGGCGCTCCCCGATCCCGGGGACGACCTGACCGGGGAGGTGGGCGAGGCCGCCCAGTGGCTCGCCGGCAAGGCCACGATGCTCGGCGCTATCGCCGCGCCGGGCGTGCTCCCGGCTTTGGTGAGTGGCGAGGGCGGCGACTATGCGGAACTGTACGATCAGGTCGGCCAGCGGCTCTACGAATCGCTGGCGACCGGGCAGGTGGCCGAGCGCGCGGAGGCCTACAAACGCCCCTGGATGATCGCGGAGGGGACCAGGGCGCCCACCGTGCGCGGGACGTACCTGCTCGATGCCGCGATCCCGAAGTCGGAAGCCGCCAGGATCGCAGCCTCCACGCCGAACCCCGCGCTGCGCGCCCAGATGGACGTGCTGTCGAGCGACATCGGCCGCGAGTTGTGGGGCGCGTCCCTGGAGATGGTGCTGGACCCGCTGCTCCTGTTGGGTCCCGCGAAGGGGGCTCAGCTCGCGCACGTCGGAGGCGAGGCCTACCACGTGGCCGAACCGTTGGTGCGCGCCGCTGGCGCCCTGGAGCGCCTGGCCCCGGACGAGGTGGCCGGCGCCGGGGATGCGCTGCGCACGGTGGCCTCCGCCGTCGAGGGTGTGCTTTCCGACGCGGAGAAGGCGCTGGAGGCCCGCCGGGCGCTCCAGGAGGGGGCCACCGCCGCCGAGGAGATGGGCAAGAAGGCGGCGCTGGAGGCCGAACTGGCCGGGCAGGCGGCCAAGGCGGGTGGGCAGGACGCGGTCCATCGCGCGACCCTGGCGCTGACCCAGCAGCAGCGCGAACTGGCGCGGCTCGCGGAATCCGCCAAGGCTGCCGGGAAGGACGCCGCCGCCGGGCGCTACGCGCAGAACATGGGCCGGCTCGCGGACGAGGCCGAGAAGTTGAAGGCCGACCCGAAGGCCGCGGTGGACTTCCTCACCGGGTACGCGAAGCGGCAGGCCGCCGCCGCCAAGGCCTGGACCAACGACGCCGAGACCCTGCGCACCGGGCTCCGGCTGGCCCAGGCCGGGAAGAAGGGCGTGGTCTCGTCCGGGACGCTCGCGTGGCACGTGCCCTTCGGTTCCCAGGTCCGGCACGTCTTCAAGCCGGGGACCGCGGAGTGGGTCTCCAAGGTCGTCAACGACGCGATGCCGACGCCGCTGCTGCGGGCGGTGGACGACTTCAAGCGTGCGGCGGAGCCCTACCAGATCGACAAGATCCAGGAGACCATCTCCGCCGCGGTCGCGGCCGGGCAGACCGAGGTGGCCGCGATGGCGGCGCTGAGCCAGGGCCAGCGCATGGCGCTCACCGCCCAGGTGGTGGGGCAGCAGGCGGCGAACGTCCCGCGCCTGGCCTGGACGCTGTTGGCCCAGACCTTCGGGTCCCGGTTCATCCAGCCGATGATGGCGGAGATCACCGCCGCCCAGTTCGGGACCCGGGGCGCCACCTTCGGGCGTGTGCCGCTGGCGGGGCGCTGGTTCCAGGTGCGCAAGGCCGACCCCGAGACCTGGGAGCGCTACCAGGGCGCGCTCTCCAGGTTCTTCGCGCGCGCCAACGAGTTGGAGGGGAAGCTCACCACGGACGTGCAGCGTCTCGTGAAGTCCGCCAAGGCCGCGCACTCGCTCCGCCGCCGGCTGGCCCGGATGGGGCCCATCAAGGCGGCCGAGGCGTTGGGCCGGAAGGTCTCCGAGGAGGAACTGCTGCGCTGGGCCTCCGACGACTACACCGTGGAATCGGTGCTCACCGAGGTCGGGGCCCTGGTCGAGCAGGGGGCCGGCATCGCCCAGGTCCGGCCGGAGTTGCTGCCCCACTTCCGGCAGGTCCAGGAGATGGTCGAGGAGATCCGCCGGGAGTTCGGCCAGGACTACTCGGTGGTGGCGAACGCGGTGGCGAACCTCGCGCGCCACGCGCGCGGGGACGAGGCCGCCTGGAGGCAGGCGGTCCGCGAGATGCAGGGCATCGAGGAGTCGGTCTCCGCCGAACGCCTGCGGATCGACGGCGAAGTGGCCAACGTGCAGCGAGCCGCGAGCGAAGTCCTCGCCAGGATCGACGCCCTGGAGCGCGGCATCGCCAGGATCGGGATGGGCGACATCGTTCGCGCCCTGGAACTGACTCGGGCCCGGCTCTCGCACCAGCCGGTCGAGCAGGTCCAGTACGCGCACGTGCGCCGTGTGCTCCTGGAGGCGGTCGGCGGCGACGAGCAGGTGGTGGACGACATCCTCAAGACCGCCGCGCTCCACGTCGGGAACCGGAACGTGGCCAAGGCGCTGCTCCAGCTCGCATCGGTGCCCGAGGTGGAGAAGATCCTCCAGGCCAGCGACACGCTGCGCGCCGCGGCCGCCGGCGGCAAGGCTCCGTCCACGGGGTTGCCCCCGACCGCGGCCCTGGACGAGGCGATCCGGGACTACCTGGGCCGCCTCAAGAGCCAGCGGGCAGCCGCGGAGGAGGTCTTCCGTGAGGGGATCGGGGGGCGAGCCGTCACCATCAACGGTCAGGTGCTCTCCCACGGCATGACCGGGGCCGCCTTCGAAGCGCTGATGGAGAGCCTGCTGTGGGAGCGCATGACCGCCGCGAAGGCCACGGTGGGCGAGGCGGCGTGGATGGACTTCCGCAAGTGGATGCGCGCGGGAGAGCCGACAGAAGGGATGCACCACGTCACGCTCGCGCGCTGGAAGCGGGCCGCGGCAGACTGGCGCCGGGCGCAGCATCTGCACGACATGCTCTACAAGGCTGACGAGATGCTGGGCTCGGTCCCCGGCGAGGTCACGATCAAGGTTTCCAAGGTGCTCGCCCCCGGGAACATCCCCAAGGTGGTCCGCCGCCCGGGCAAGCGGGTGCTGCGCAAGCCGGAGGAGGTGGTCGAGGAGGTCCCGGTCAAGGAATGGTGGATCAACGACGACGTGCAGAAGCTCCTGTCCGACGCGCAGGAGGACATCATCGACTCGATTCGCACCGACCAGGCGTCGGTGTCGCTGACCGAGTTGTCCGCCCGGCTGGGCCGCTCCGAGAAGCAGATCCAGAAGTCGATCCGGGATCTGAACACCAAGGCGGGCCGCGAGATCCTGAGCATGGAGATCGCGCCGGGCGAGGGTGAGGAGCCCCTGGTGGCGCTGGCCAAGGACGCCTACAAGATCGTGACCACCCAGCAGCAGGTCCGGCGCACAGTCGGGGTGGCCGGCGAGTTGGACCGCAGGGTCATGGAAGCCCTGGACAAGGCGAGCAGCGACGTGCCGAAGCTCTACGAGGGCCTGGGGCTGGCCAAGGACGATCGCGGGAAGCTGATGCAGGCGATGACCCGGCTGCACGAGGGCGGCTACATCGAGCAGATCCCCGGCGGAACGCCGCCGCTCTGGAAGCTCACCGAGAAGGGCCTCGGGCTCTTCGAGGAGGAGGTCGAGCGCGTGGTCGAGAAGACCGCCGGGCAGGCCGGCAAGGCGTGGCGCACCGTGAAACGGACCCGGATCGAGGACGTGGGCGGCGAACTGGCGAAGGAGCGGTTCGTCGCAGGACTGGAGGCCGAACGCATCCAGAAGATCGAGACCGGCCTGGAGGGCCTGGAGCTCACCAAGGCGGTGTTCCAGGACGCGAGGTTGCGCGAGGCGATCTACACGGCGAAGACCGCGGACGAGGCGAAGGCGCTGCTCGATGGCGCGGTGCGCAACATCCTCGGTGTTCGTGCCGCGGACGAGGTCCCGCACCTGCGCCCACCCGGCGCGACCCCGCCTCCGGCGTCGCCGCGGCCCGATGCCATATTGGACATGCTGGTGGACCGGTACACCACGGTGCTGGCGATGGAGTTGCGCGTGCACGGGCGCAGCCAGGACGCGCTGGTGGCCGCCCGCAGCGTGCTCCAGAAGATCGCGCGGAGTCAGGCGAAGCACTTGGGTGCTGAGGCGGCTGGGCGAGAGGCCGCCGTCGCCCGCCAGTACGAGGACGTGGCCAAGATGGAGGGCCGACTGGAAGAGTTGGTCGAGGTCCGGCGCCGGGCCAGGCCGATGCTCCCGAAGGTTCCCGACGCCGACCCGGAGAACCCCGACGACTGGCGCCGGTTGTCCGACTTCGAGTCCGAGTTGGCGGTCCGCTTCGGCGAGATTACCAAGGGTCTCTCCGAGCGGGACCGGCTGCTGGTGAGCTTCGCGGCCCTGGAAGAGCTGCCGCAGGTGCTCCCGCCCGAGAAGATCGGGCCCATCGCGGAGTTGTACCCCTCGGTCATGGGGCAGCGGTTCGGCCAGATGCCCCCGGAGTTGGCCGCGGCCGCCGAAGACCTGCGCGAAATCGTGACTCGCTACGAGGATCTGTACGAGAAGTTCGGCTTCGAGTTCGCCAAGCGCCCCGAAGAGATGCTGCGCATGTGGGGCGTGGTCTCGTACGTGCCGCACCTGGAGACGGAGCGGTCGCTGCTGGCCCGCGGTGGGGTCTTGGAGAGCGTGGGCAAGGCCGCCGAGATGGCGCGGGCTGCCCGAGGGGGCAAGGCGGCGCGCACGGGCACCGGCCTGGAGCGCGTGCTGTCGCTGGACATGGACGCCAGCAAGCGCCGGCTGGTCGAGGGGACCATCGCCGAGATCAACGGGATGCGGAACAACTCGGCGATGGTGCTGTCGCTGGACCCGATGGCGGTGCTGGGGCGCTACCTCCAGGCCAACCGGGCGATCGGCGCGAAGGAGCTGTTCCTGATGCTGACCAAGGGCGGGGTCTTCCGCCCGGTGGCTAGCGAGATCGCCAGCGACGGACGGATCCTGTCCGCGGTCGAGGTTGCGGCCCGGGACGATCTGGTGCCGCTGTTCTCCCGCCGGTTCCGCGGGCTGGAGGAGGAGGTCGTCTACGGGGGCAGTCGGGCGGACTGGGAGCGCGCGTTCGTCGAGGGCCTGGGGCTGAGCCGGGATCAGGTGGCCGGGATGCTCCGCGGGGCGGAGGAGGGCGAGCTGCTGTTCGCCAACTGGACGAAGGAGATCCCCGAGCTGGGGACCCTGCGCAGCACCGAGCAGTTCTACCTGGACCTGCGCGCGGCGCAGTTCCTCCGCGGGCAGGAGCTGGCGGACCCGCGAGAGCTGGTGCGCGTGTTGGTCCCGAAGTTCGGGGATGGTGCCTGGGACCAGGCGGCGAAGATGCTCAATGTCCAGGCGGTTGGGCTGGGAGTGACCGGGAAGGTCAACGGGCGGATGCTCCAGGCCTACTTCGGGGCGGCGGAGGACACCGAGGCGTGGCGCCTGTACGTCCCGCGCGTGATCGCGCAGTCGATGGAGGACGTGCTGGGGGTGTCGGGCTTCGAGAAGATCGGTGGGCTGATCGGAATGGGCCGGGATGCCCTCCGCTGGCTCAACACCTTCTGGAAGACCCGCATGACCGTGGTGGCGATCCCGTTCTCCACCCGCAACGCGATCTCCAACTCGGTGTCGAACATCCTGGACCTGGGCGCCGGCGGGGCGCTGAACCCGGACACGAACTGGAAGGCGTCCATCCTCTCCCAGGCGGCGATCTGGGCGGAGGAGTACGGCTCGCTGGAGCGTGCGGGCGAGGTGCTGTCCAAGGGACTGGACGACCTTGCGACGGCGGGCATGGGCGCTGTGCAGCGCGACCTCGCCATCACCAAGCACGCCGCAGCCCGCGCCGCGTGGGCTGCCTCCCCGATGCCCCGCTGGCTCAAGCAGGGCGTGGACCTCGGGGATGGGTTCGTGCACACCCCGGACGAGGCGTTGGACCTGCTGCGCCGCCACAACGTGGTCTCGCCGGCGTTCACGCAGTTCACCGACATTACCACCGCAGAGCGCGGGATCCTCGACGCCATGACCGGCGCGCGGGGTCCGGTGGCGGAGACCATCAAGGGTCTGTCGATGGCGGAGGACTTCCTCTACGTCGCCTGGCCGGCCTTCATGACCGGCGGCATCCCGGTGGCTCTGCCGAAGAACTACGGCGCCGGACTCGCGCGGCTGGTGGAGAACCAGTCCCGCATCGCCAACTTCATCGGGAACGTGAAGCGCGGCGGTTCCTACGAGGTGGCGTCGCAGCACGTCCAGAAGTTTCTCTTCGACTACGGGGATCTGAACGCGGTCCAGAAGAGCGTGCTGCGGCTGATCTTCCCGTTCTTCACCTGGAACGCGAAGAACAACGAGCTGATGATGCGGCTCGCGCAGGAGAGCCCCTACAAGTTCTCCAGCTTCTATCGGCTGTTCCTGGAAGGCGGCCCGCGCGCTCTCAAGGCGTGGCAGGACCAGGAGGCAGGGCGGGCGGCGGTGACCTACGAGCCCGGCGGCAAGCGGGAAATCGGCACCCAGGAGACGCACCGGCTGAGCCAGGTGCGCCTGCCCTACCCCGGCATCGAGCACGGCTACGTCGTGGGCCTCGGGTTGCCCCAGGAGAGCTGGATCGAGAAGATCGGGCTGGTGCTGGGATTCGGTGACCCCGCGAATCTGGGCTTCGGCTTCCGGCAGTACGAGAGTCGCAAGCGGGCGATGCGGCTCTTGGGCGAGGTCCATTTCCTGCTTCGGGCTGCGGTCGAGTGGGGAACCCGGCACCACAGCTTCTACGATCGGCCGATCTCGGAACTCACCAACGGGCGGCTGGTGGCGCAGTCCATCGCGTCTGCTGCGATGATCCCGGTCGTCGGCGAACCGCTGCGCATGGCGCTGGCGGACGCCTTCGGGCTCTCCGTCGTTTCGGACATCGACCCGCGCACGCACACCTTCGGGGAGGACCCGATCATCCAGGGCACCGGCAACTGGGCCTTCGCGTCGTTGCCCTGGTCCCGCGTGCTTCGGGATGCGGCCGCGCTCACGAACCTCTACGCGGTATCCGCCCTGGCCACGCCTGGGACCGGGCGGGACTTCGAGCCGTTGCCGACCTGGCTGCGGGTCATGGACGCGCTCACGGGCGTGCGAGTCCTCCAGGAGGACCCGCAGATGAACGAGGCACTGCGCCTGCGGCGGCTGGCCGAAGCCCGCCACAAGATGCTCCAGGAGCGCGGCGTGGCCGAGCAGTTCGAGCAGACCTACATCCAGAAGACCGAGAGCCGGGGACAATGAGCGCTCCGCTGTCCTCGCACGGCGGCTCTTCGTCCGGGGCCCCGAACTGGCAGGGGCGGGTCGTCGAGTTGTTGAAGTACCTCGTGAAGGGCGACATCCTGGTGGCGCAGGCGCCATCCGACCCGCAGCGGCTCCCCGTAGGGCTCGACACCGAGGTGCTGACGGCGGATTCCGCACAGGTGCTCGGCGTGAAGTGGGCCCCGGTCCCTACGGCATCGGTCTCCACCACGAACGTGGCCTGGGTCTCCACCACGGGCAACAACGCCACCGCGATCGTCGGGCGCCTGGACCGCCCCTTCCTCACCATCGCCGCCGCCGTCGCCGCCGCGGTCGCGGGCCAACTCGTCGTCGTGCTGCCGGGGACCTACGCGATGGGCCTCGGCGCCATCACGTTCAAGAATGACGTGAGCGTGATCGGCTTGGAGCGGGACCGCTGCATCCTCAACCTCACCGGCGCTGGCGGCTTCGTGCCCGGCTTCACGATGGCCGAGCGCATGAGCTTCGAGAATTTCACGATCAACGACGACTCGGCGCCGGGCTCGCGGTCCACGATCTTGTTCCCTGGCGCGACGACGACGAACGCGACCAGCCGGATCCGCAACATCAAGGTGATCGGCATCGCCGGCAACCTCAACTGCGTGAACATCCAGTCCACGGGTGTCATCCCCGTTGGCCACATCACGGTGGACGACTGCCAGCTTCAGAGCGTCGGGCTCGGAAACGGCATCATCCAGGTGGCCGGCGCCTCGTCCGTCGTGCGCGATACCCGCGCGCACGGGTTCGTCGGGCTCAACGTCCTGGGTACGATGCAACTGCGCGGGACCGGGCGCTACACCGGGTTCACTGGCCTTGCGATCGGTGCTGGCGCGACGGTGGTGTTCGACGAGCCGGTGCGGTGGCAGTCCCTCACCAACCTCGGAACCCTGGTGCGCGACATCCAGGGCCAGCACGAGGCGAGTGTCACGGCGCGCGGGACCTTGGACGTGGTGCTCGGCCTGGCCATGGCGCCGGTGCTCACGTTGCCAGCCATCGTCGCCGGGGGTGTCGGCGGGATCACCATCGAGTTTTCCGCCCGGGTGCGCAACGACGCCGGGGCCGCACGCCGCATCGTCGTC